AAAAAATGGCAACTACAACATCAATTACCACTACTTACGCTGGAGAATTTGCAGGTAAGTACATCGCGGCAGCTTTATTGTCAGCACCAACATTGGACAAAGGTGGAATCACTATCGTTCCTAACGTAAAATTCAAACAAGTAATCAAGCGTGTGGCTACAGATTCAATCATCGCTAATGCGACGTGCGATTTTGACCCTACATCTACAATTACATTAACTGAAAAAATTCTTCAACCTGAGGAGTTCCAAGTTAACTTACAATTGTGTAAAAAAGATTTCGTTTCTGATTGGGAAGCAATCTCTATGGGTTATTCAGCATTCGAAGTAATGCCGAAAAACTTTACAGACTTCTTATTGGCACACGCTGCTGAGAAAGTTGCTGCTGCAATGGAAACATCTATCTGGACAGGAGTTAACGCAACTGCAGGTCAGTTCGCAGGTTTAATGACACAACTTACTACTGATGCTGCTTTACCTGCAGGTCAAGAAATCGCTGCAGTTGGTGGCGGAGTTCTTGCTTCTAACGTTATTGCTGAATTAGGTAAAATCGTTGATGCTGCTCCTGCAACTATCTACGGTAAAGAAGATTTAAGTATCTATGTATCAAACAACATCTACCGTGCTTATGTACGTGCTTTGGGTGGGTTCGCTGCGGCAGGAGTTGGTGCTAATGGTTACGACAACAAAGGAACAAACCAAACAATCAACGACTTGTATTTTGATGGTGTACGTATTTTCTTGGCTAACGGATTAGCTGCTAACACTGCTTTACTTGCTCAAAAATCTAACTTGTACTTCGCTACAGGATTGATGAATGATATGAACCAAGTTAAAGTTTTAGATATGGGTGACCTTGACGGATCGCAAAATGTTCGTGTAATTATGCGTTTCACTGCAGATGCTAAATACGGTTTTGCATCAGACGTAGTTACTTACGGAATCACAAACGCTGCTAACTAAAATTAACAGACAATCATTAAAAGGGGAGGTAAAGTGCCTTCCCTTTTTTGTTTAATCTAAAAAAAATATACAGAAAATGTGCGATATAACAACAGGTAGACTAGAGGTCTGCAAAGACGTAGTAGGTGGGATTGATGCCATTTACTTTATTAATTACGGAGATTACAACGCAGCAAGTGATGTAGTTTATACTGCTTCTACAGATACGATTGACACAATTGCTAACGTAACTTCTCTTTTTAAATACCAACTTAAAGGAACGAATACATTTGACCAAGTTATCACAACATCACGTGAGAACGGAACTTCATTTGTTGAGCAAACTTTATCAGTAGTATTGAAAAAACAAGATGCTGCTACACACAAAACAGTTAAATTACTATCTTACGGACGCCCTAACGTAATTATCAAAACACGTAACAATCAGTTTTTCCTTGCAGGTTTAGAACACGGAATGGAATTGACTACTGCGAACGTGTCTAATGGTACTGCGATGGGTGACCTAGTAGGTTATACTTTGACTTTTGTAGGTACTGAGAAACTTCTTGCCAATCTATTAGATGCAAATACTGAAACAGGTGCTACAGGTCTTGTAGGAAATGCAACTGCGGTGTTTGGAGCGACCACAACTATCGTTGCTTCTTAATTCTTTTTTCATGGCTTAATTGAAGGGGTGGCTTAGGTTACCCCTTTTTTATTTACAACAAAACAAAAAATTCATCGTTGTAATAATATGATAGTATTAACGCCTTCTACATCAGCTCAGACTTTTTCGTTTATTCCTCGTTTTGAGAACTACACAACGATGGCAATAACTGATGAACAAACCAATGTAACTACAACGGTTACTATTACAAGCTCAACACAGGGAGCGTATGTAAACACGATTACTGCAACGTTTGCTTTAAAAAATAATCACGGATATACATTACTATTAACTAACGGATCAACTATTTGCCACAAGGATAAAATCTTTTGCACAAATCAATCCATATCAACATTCTCCGTAAACAACGGACAATATACTTCTAATGCTACCACAAACACTTACATAGTTTATGAGTGATAATCTACACATACTAAGCCTAAGTGCTTACACAACGCCACAGATTCAGGAATCCAAACGTGATAACTGGGTTGAATATGGCGAAGACAATAATTACTATTCTTTTCTAATAGACAGATACACGAACTCAACTACAAATTCGGCTATTATAAACAACATAGCACGACTTGTTTATGGAAAAGGACTATCTGCATTAGACGCAAACAGAAAGCCTGCTGAGTACGCTCAAATGATGGCATTGTTTAGCAAGGATGATATTCGTAAAATGGTATTAGATAGAAAGATGTTAGGTCAATTTGCTATCCAAGTACATTACAACGATAAACACGACAAGATATTAAAGGCTTACCACATTCCTGTTAACTTATTACGTGCTGAAAAATGTAATAAAGACGGAGAAATAGAAGGTTATTACTATTCTGACGATTGGACAGACTTAAAAAAATACGAAGCTAGACGCATTCCTGCTTATGGTTATTCAAATGAAAAGGTAGAAATATGTTTCTCTAAACCTTACGCAGTTGGGATGAAGTATTATGCTTATCCAGACTATCAAGGTTCTTTACCATACGCACTTTTAGAAGAAGAAATAGCAGATTATTTAATCAACGAAGTACAAAACGGATTCTCAGGAACTAAAGTAGTTAACTTTAACAACGGAGTACCGACTGAGGAGCAGCAGTCAATGATCACTTCAAAGGTGATGAACAAACTTACAGGATCACGAGGACAAAAAGTAATCGTAGCATTTAACGACAATCAAGAATCTAAAACTACGGTTGACGATATTCCTTTAAACGATGCACCTGAACACTACACTTACTTATCAGAGGAAGCTATGCGTAAGATTATGCTAGGACACAACGTGACTTCTCCTTTGTTATTTGGTGTTGCTAGTTCAAACGGATTCAGCGCTAATGCAGACGAGCTTAAAAACTCAAGTATCTTGTTTGATAATATGGTTATTAGACCATTTCAGGAAGAAATAATAGAATCATTTGATAAGATTTTAGCTTTTAACGGAATCAGTTTAAAATTATTCTTTAGAACATTACAACCTTTAGAGTTCGTGGACCTTGAAAACACGCAAACTGAAGAACAAGTTGCAGAAGAAACAGGTACCGACGGAACTGAATTGAGCTCACAGACAAACGCATTAATTGATTTAGGCGAAGACGCAGACCCTAGCTGGATTCTTATTGACGAAAAGCCTGTTGATTACGATAATGACGATTTAGAAAACGAGAACTTAGCAAAAGAAGACAAACAAAGTCTTTTAAGTAAAATTGTAAATCTTGTCTCTACAGGCGATGCAAGACCTAACATAACAGATAAGCAAGACAAAACAATTGACGGCTTTAAATTCGTTGTAAGATATAAATACGAGGGTGAATTAACTAAGAATCCTAGAGACTTCTGTACTGCAATGGTAAGAGCAAACAAACTTTACCGTAAACAAGATATCTTAAATATGGAAAACCAAGTTGTTAACGCAGGTTGGGGTCCTCGTGGATCAGATACTTATTCTATTTGGCTTTACAAAGGTGGAGGAAATTGTCATCACAGATGGAACAAGCAAGTTTACGCAGTTGCATCAGGTAAAGCATTAGACTTACCAAACCAAAGACAGATAGCACAAGCAAAGGCTGCTAAGTATGGCTATACGGTAACAAATCCACAATTAGTTTCTACACGTCCTATTGATATGCCTAATCAGGGATTCTTACCTAAAAACGATTAACAATGGCAGAAGCACTATTTATCACGAGAGATGACATCGTTCGTTACACAGCTTTAAATGGCAATGTAGATACGGACAAATTCATTCAGTTTATTAAGATAGCTCAAGATATTCATATTCAGAATTATTTAGGTACTGATTTACTTCAAAAATTACAAGCTGAAATTATTTTAGCTTCTTCAGGAATACCAACTGCAATAACAGTAAGTAACCAAGGAACTGGATACACTACGGGAACGGCTGTAAATACAACGAGCGCAACGGGAACGGGTTTAAAATTGAATATTACAGCTTCAGGTGGGTTAATTACAAACGCTACAATAAATACAGCTGGCACGGGTTACAAAGTTGGAAATATTGCAACTGTTTCTGGTGGTACAAATGGAGCGGTTACAATAGCTTCTATTTACACAATACCAACCGACTATAATAATCTTTTAGTTACGTATGTTAAACCGATGCTTATACACTGGGCAATGGTTGAATACTTACCTTTTGCAGCTTACACAATAGCGAATAAAGGAGTTTACAAGCATTCGTCTGAGAACTCCGAAAACGTAGACAAAAACGAAGTAGACTATTTACTAGAAAAGGAAAGAAGTATTGCTCAGAACTACACACAAAGGTTTATTGATTATATGGCATTTAATCAGACGTTGTTTCCTGAGTATCGTTCCAATAAGAACAACGATGTATTCCCTGATTCAATGAACAATCATACAGGTTGGTATATATGAGAAAACGGATTAAGCTAGGTAATTACAAACCTAAGGAAACTAATGTAGAGAAACTTCGTGTTTTTCTCGCTAAACTAAACACACAACAAAATGGCAAATAGTAACGGATGGGGAGATGGTGCTGCCAACAACGCAATAGGTTGGGGTCAAGGTGCTAATAATAACATCGGATGGGGTAGTTCTCACGCTACATCGTGGGCAGGTTTAACTGACATCGTAGGATTAGATTCATCAGCATCGGCTTTTATTTCAGCAGCAGGAATTACGGATGCTACTCAAATAAGTGCAATCAACAATCTAGTTGTCGGAATGAAGGCAGACGGAATTTGGACAAAGATGAAAGCAATATACCCGTTTGTTGGTGGAACTGCATCAACCCACAAATGGAACTTAAAAGACCCTAGAGATTTAGACGCTGCTTTCCGATTAGTATTCAACGGAGGATGGACGCATTCAAGTACAGGTGCTACTCCTAATGGAACTAATGGATATGCTGATACTAAGTTAAATGTAACAGGATTAAGTTCATTGCATTATTCTTATTATTCGCGAACTACCAATACAACAGGTAGGGAAATTGGTATTGAAACTCTTGTTAATGTTTGGGATTTAATTTTATCATTGGGGGGTACAATTTATAACAGGTTTAAAACTTCAAGTATTAGTTTAGCTAATGCTGACTCAAAAGGTTTTTACATTGGAACTGAATCCAATTCCTTAGACCATAAATTATTTAAAAATGGTTCTCAAATAGGAACAACACAAGCATACGGAGGAAGCTATCCAAGTAAAGAAGTATATTTAGGAGCAATAAATGCTGCGCTTGGAGCATCATATTTTTCCTCTAAACAAGTTACATTCTCATCAATCGGAGATGGACTTACTGATACCGAAGCAGCAAACCTATATTCTCGCGTAAATACGTTCCAAGTGGCTTTAAGCCGAAATGTTTAAAATATGAAACTAGCAGACATAACAACAGAAGATTTAGCAACCTTGGTAGGATTGCTAACAGTAGAACAAAAAGATGAGATTGCAGGTAAGCCTTACTCTGCTGACAGTCTATTCAACCCTGTGCAAATGATTACGGAAGAATGGGTGATCTCTACAGAAGAGATGATCTATTGCACGAACGAAGAGTTCATTTGGGTGAAAGACCTTGAGCTCGTGACATATCAACCGAAACCAACACCATCTCCATTTAATTAATCATGTCATCTACTAGAATTAGTAAATCAGGTAATGTTTCTACATTAGAGACTAAATTATATGTAGTTCCTGCAAACTATGTAGCAGATTTGCTATCTATAAGATTTAATAATTCTAAAGCCTATACACTTACTGTTTCTAAATATAGTCAAGCAACTCAAAGTGCTTCTGTATTATATAGTTTAAATTTATCAGCAGGCGACACAGTAACAGATAATTTTCCATACTATTTAGACTCAGGTGACTATTTAATAGCAACTTCAAGTATTTCAGGAACACATTATACAATAGTAGGTACACTAAATTCTAAATAATGCAAGTAGTAGATAGAGATGGTAATGTATATGGTCAAGGTCTACAAATTACTAGCATTGATGGAAAACCTAAAACTATTTCTACACCTGGAGGAATAGCGGGAGGAGATCTATCAGGCTCTTATCCTAATCCAAGTGTAATTAAATTACTAGGGAATACTATTCCTATC